CAGTCCAATCTCCTAATGGATTTACAATTGCTCTTGGATAAATTGATTTTAAAATTTCCGTAGATACATTTGACTGACAAATAATAAGTTTATCCCCATCGAGAATATATTTCCCATCATATGGGTAGTTCCTATAAATTTCTCTGGCTATAGTTGAGAGTTTCTTTTCTTCTTCAGATGTAGGCACTCCTTTAAATATTCCATTATCCCCACATCTAATCTTTTCTTTTTGATTGTTCGATAGGTGGATATCTTGTTCTACAATTTTAATATCTGCTGTGACATCTCCAGCTATCCTCCTAATTGCTGTTTCAATTTCTTTTTTATTTAGAGTGCAGTCCGTTTCTATAATCACATGACAGTCTCCATGACCAAGCAAAACCTCGACTGCAATTTTAGGGTTCTCCTTTTCTTTATATGCTAAATCTACAATTGCACCAGCAATGCAATCTGCTATTTTATCTGGATGCTTTGGATTTACTTTTTCAAACAACACAATTACCTCCTTTGCCTTAGTAATTTTTCCATCATATCTTCTCCATAGTCTTCATAAACTTCTGTGCAGTTTTCTTTAACTATGTCATAAATCTCATACCATAAAAGATTAGCTGTTTTTTGAAATTGACTAGACATTTGTACAAATGGAGATGCAATAACCCCTCCCGTAGTAGGATGCTTTCCTAAAAGTCCAAATTGACTTATTGCCTCTTCACATTGAATGTATCTTGCAAAAGCCTGGGAGTAGGATTCTAATAATCTTGGATTTACTAAGTTTTCACAGTTTCTCTGTTTTAACCAAGACCAAGTCTCTTTATATATTTCATCTGCACCTAATGGTATGCCATTCTTTTGTTTTGCAGATAGATAGTCACTAGGTGTTGGCATATCTGCTCCATCAAGGACTGCTCCGTCTGGTAAGTCAACAGCATCTATTTCTTCTGGCGTGAATGTTGGAATATCATTCATTAGTATTTCTACTTTTTTACCTTTTTCTATTTTTTCAGCAGCAGGCTGTGGTTTCCCTCCTGCTTTTACTCTTCTTCCACCTCTGTATGTTCCGTCTTTAGCGATACTATCACCTCCTAGTTGTTTTATTTCTTTTCTCATGTATGTTATTGACTTTGACTAGTTCTATGTTATAATTAATTTAACAGAACCTCTCCACGCTTAATGTAGATTTTCTACATGCGGACCACGGAGAGGGCTTTTTTATATTAAGGAGAACTTATATGACATTAAAACCTGCTTTAAACTACGAAGATCAAATTACCAAATTAAAAATTGACCATAACTTAAAAATCAAAGATGAAGTTTATGCAACAGAAATTTTGAAAAAAGTAAATTATTACAGACTTTCAGGTTATGGTATTGGTCTTAAAAAATATAATAATAAAGAGCATTATAAGGATCATATTACTATCGAGCATCTCTTTAACCTTTATTGCTTTGATAGCCAATTTAAAAACAACCTCATTAGAACTATTGAGCAAATTGAAATAGAGCTTAGAACACAAATTGCTTATCATCTATCTATGACGTATGGTTCCGATGTACTTATGCACGAAGATAATTTTATTCATAAAACAAATAAAAAAGGCCAAACCATATATTCCATCATAAATGAGAATCTGAGCAACGAAGTTGACAGGCAAAAGAATAAACCATTTGTTAAACACCACCTAAAAAAATATGATGGAAAGTTTCCAATCTGGGTATCCGTTGAACTCATGTCTTTTGGAAATTTATCTTCTTTGTTTAGTATTCTTAAGGATGAAGATCAAAAAGAAATTTCTAATTATTACAACACAGATCCTAAATATTTAAAAAATTGGATTCTATGTCTCGTTGAAGTAAGAAATATTTGTGCCCATTACACTCGACTTTATAATATGCCTTTAAAAGAAACTCCCCGCCTTTATTCTGAAAACGAACAATATAAGGGCAAGCAAAATAAAATATTCCCCATTCTTTTAATCATAAAGAGAATTTTAAACTCAAACGACCAATGGGAATCCCTTTTAAAAGATTTAGAAAATACCTTTAATAAATACCAAGGATACTTCAACTATAAATTTATGGGTTTTCCTCCTAATTGGAAAGATGTTCTTTAATACCCCCTTTGAACCCGTTTTTTTGTGCGTGAGAGGGCGGCACCGTTGGTAGGGAAATCAGCTTTTAAGATAACGACTCCCCCTCCCTCAAAACTTTTCTCGTCCGAATCTATCTCCACGCTCAGCATGAATTTTTGAATGACAAGATTTACAAAGACTCATAAGATTATCTTCGTCATTCGTTCCACCACGAGAAAGAGGAAGTATGTGATGTACTTCCTCTACCTTTGTCATTCTATTTTCTTTTAAACACATCTCACAAAGTGGATGCTCTGCTACATATCTTTTTCTTATAAGTCTCCATGCTTTTCCATAACGCTTATGAGTTCTAGGATCTCTTTTATATTTTTCATAGTTTCTGTTGTATTCTTTCTCATGTTTCTTGCAGAATCGTCCGTCAACTAATTCAGGACAACCTGGATGTGAACATGGTCTCTTTGGTTTACTTGGCACTTTATCACTCCATAAAGAAAGCCTTGAAGGTGAAATCTCCAAGGCTCTTTTAATTATTCTTTTGCTATTTTAACTATACTACAACTACTTACTCTCATTCTATCAACTTTACTCTCCACTTGACTTTTTCATTAGAAGAAAATATAATTTAGTTAGAAAGTATGAATTTCTAACTAAGGAGGTTTTGTTATGTTGGTTGAACTAAAAGCTAAATCACAAGTTACTATACCAAAAGACATAGTAAACTCTATGGAATTAAATCAAGGCGATCAATTTGAAGTCATAGAAGATAACGGAAAAATTGTACTCGTTCCAGTTGCAATCTATCCAGAACATGTCATTAAAAATTTAAAAGCTGAAGTAAAAGAAATTAAGGACTCTATAAAAAATGGAGAAAGGCCAATCTTTGATTCCATTGACTCTCTATTCGAGGAGTTAGATAAGTAATGTCTTATAAAATTACTTATTCGAAGGCCTTTAAAAAACATTACAAAAAACTATCTGATACTGAAAAGAAACAAACGAAAAAGAAACTTAATTTTTTCGTAGAAAATCCTACTCACCCATCTTTAAGAACTAAGAAGATACAAGGTACAGATGGAATATGGGAGTCTTCTGTTAACATGGATATTCGCATTCTTTGGTTCTATGAAAATAATGAGTTGATATTTCTTTTAGATATTGGACACCATGATATCCTGGATAAGTTTTAAAACTAGTACTATAATAAAAACACGAATTGAAAACGAAAGTTTTTCGGGTGATGCATTTATGCGTCACCCGATTTTTTTATATCTCTATATTTTTTAAAGCCTTACTATGCAATCTAAAAATATGCTGAATTGAGTAATTCATCTCCACCGCTATCTTCTCCCAAGATTCAAAACAAAGATATCTTTTTTCTAAAACGACTTGAAGTTCTTTATCTTCAATCTTTTTTATTGTTCTCACGATTTCTTTCTTTAAATCCACCAATTTATCTATATCCCTATTAATCTCTTCTTGGAGATCTACAATCTTAACGATAGTATCTTCAAGTTTTGATGAGCCTATATTAGGACTCTTAGGCATATCTGATAAGGTCGATGTAGCTTTTGTTGCTAGAGCGTTGAGTGATTCAACTTGCTCCAGCTTTGAGTTTATTCTCTTGTCTAAATAAAAAGCTTGCTTTAAATATTCTTTTGTGTTCATTTCTTACCTCCATAAGTTTTGAGGTAAGTTCTCTATAGAACCTCTACTCATTTTAAATTTGCTTTTACTGCATCAATGAGTGCAGCTTGTGTTTTATTCTTATTTTCTAATGCTTTCATCACGTCTTCATCAATAGTTCCTTTTGCTAAGATATGATGAATCACAACTGTTTCTTTCTGCCCTTGCCTATAAAGTCTGGCATTGGTTTGTTCATAAAGTTCTAAGGACCAAGTAAGAGAAAACCAAATAAGTGTTGAACCTCCTGCTTGTAGGTTAAGTCCATGACCAGCAGATGCTGGATGGATAATAGCTACTGGCATCTTACCTTGGTTCCATTCTTTAAAGTCCTTACTTGTCTTAAGTTCTCTAACATTAAACCTATCTTTTATTCTTTTCAAATCTGACTTGTACCAATAAGCTATAAGAACAGGTTTACCATTTGCGCCCTCTATTAAATCTTCCAAGGCATCAAGCTTTCTATCATGGATATGAATCATATTCTTATCTTCATCATAAACAGAACCTGATGCCATTTGCAGTAACTTATTAGAAAGGGCAGCAGCATTAACTGCATCTATATCTTTATCTCTAATACTAACTACCAAGTCTTTTTTTAAGGTCTCGTAGATATCTCTTTCTTTATCTGATAGATTTACAAAGACTTCATTGTTTATCTTCTCTGGCATTTTTAGGTAATCTTCAGCTTTCATAGAAACTGTGATATCTGATATCTTTTTATAGATTGCATCTTCAGCAAAAGGCAGTGGTTTGTAGGAATATATGATTGGTCCATTTCTCTTATCTGGTTTGAAGTAGATTTCCCTATACTGACCAATAAACCTTCCAAGTCTCTCTCCCATATCAAGCAGTCTAAACTCAGCCCATAAATCCATTAGGCCGTTAGATGATGGAGTTCCAGTAAGACCAACTATTCTTTTTACCTTTGGTCTAACTTTCATCAATGCCTTAAACCTCTTTGACCTATGAGATTTAAAAGACGATAGTTCATCAATTACGATCATATCGTAGTTAAATGGTAATTCGCTTTTATTTATTAGCCAGTCTACATTTTCCCTATTGATTAAATAAATATCTGCTTGTTCTTCTAATGCTTTTATTCTTTCTTTTTCACTTCCTACGACCACTGAATATTTTAAGAAATCAAGGTGAGACCACTTTTCTATCTCTTCTTTCCAAGTATCCCTAGCAACTCTTAATGGTGCTACAATTAAAACTTTAGAAATTTCAAAAGAATCAAAGAGTAAGTCTTTTATAGCTGTTAGGCTTATAACCGTCTTGCCGAGACCCATGTCAAGTAGAAGTGCTGATTCTTTATTTTCTTTTATAAATTCAGTAGCATAATTTTGATATTTATGTGGAGTATATTCCAATTAGTCACCTCCGATTCTCTTCATTATTTCATCAATGTTTTCTTTTGAATCAAGAACATAAACCTTAAAACCTAAATCTTTAAATTGCCTTATTCTCTTTTTCTGAATTGGTCTTGGTTCTCCTCCAGGTCTTTTTGTTTCAACAAATCCGATTTTACCTTTAGGTAGAAGTATTATCCTGTCTGGTATTCCCGTCATTGAAGGAGATGTAAATTTAAGACAAAGACCACTATGGAGTTTTACCTTGTCGACTAAGGCTTTTTCTATTTCATTTTCTAACATATAAACCTCTATTTTTAGCCATTGTGCAAGTCGTGAAACTCTATTATATAACCTTTATATATAACTAAAATTTAATTTACTTACTATATAATAGTTATATATATGACATTCACGACCTGCACTTCTTGTATTTTTACACAAAGTCTGACTTTAGTTTAAGTCCACTTATCACAATTCCTTGATTAGTTTTTCTCCTCATAAATCCATTGGATGAAAGAGCAGAATAAAAATCAGTTGTAGATCTTACATAGTCTCCAGTTCTTAAACAATAGGCTCTATATTCTTGATAGACTTCTCCAGACTTCTCTTCAAATGATGAATCAATCTCACAGCACTCATTTAAGAAGTGCTTGAACCAGTTATTCGATTCCTTATATTCATTTATGGCATCAGCCACTTTTTTAGGTAGGCTGAATTTAAAATCTTCATCAATGGCTTTTTTAGCACCCTCGATTAACCACTTGAGAACTGCTCCCCCAGCCTTATCTACTAAATAATCAGTGTAGTTTTTAATATCACTACTGCCCTCTATCTTTGCCTCAAATGGAATTACAATGAGTCTTCTCCAGGTTCCTTCATCTAAGGCACCCACCTTTGGTAGGTGGTTAGTATATAGGACAAGGGTATGAGAAGGTATGAACTTGAATGGATCTCGATATTTTTTCTCTGCTACAATCTCATCTGTAGAACAAAGCTGTTTAACATTTGAAGTATTTAACCTTAATCCTTCTTGAAGTTCAGATGCAATTAAAAGCCTTTTACCTCTTGTTTCAGCAAGTTCTGGCTTGGCATTTCTCTTAGAATTAACTGTAAGAATATCTGCCGAGATTGACCCACTATATAGATTAAGGACTCTTGAGATAGTATTCCAAAATGTGGACTTTCCATTTCTTCCATCACCATAAGCTATAATGAGAGCCTCAATATAGACCTTTCCGATTAGAGAAATTCCTGCTACTTTCTGAACGTATTCTATAAGTTCACTATCTTTAACAAAAAATGTATCCAAGGCAGCAAGCCATATATCCATATTTTCATCACTTGGATCGACAGATGTTTCTTTTGTTATATAGTCTTCTGCCTTATGCTCTCTACATTCTCCAGTTTTCAAATCAACTGTAAAAGAAGGAGTATTTAACAAGAACTCATCCGTATCAAGATCTCTTTGGTCTATTTCAAGCATTGACTTTGATTCTTTTAAAGTTGCATGAATGGCTCTGGTGTCACCTCGTTTTATAGCATATTTCTTATATGCCTCTAAAGATATAAGTTTATAGTATATAGATTTTTGATTTTTATCAAAAACCTCCATTGCCTTTTTCTCACTCATCGAAGACATTATATCCCTAACTCCAGATTTCTTAATATCATCATCCATCTTCAAAAGTTCATTGTCTATTTCTTCTATTTGCTTTAGAACCAATTCTTGAGAGTATCCTTGTGCTTTTAGTTCAGATTCCTCCCAGTAGGAATCGTTGTAAACAAGAAAACCTGTAGAAGGAGAAAATCGAATACTGTCTTTATATTCTCTTACAAAAACTTCTGCTTGACCTATGTCTGAAAATTCAGAAGGCCTTAAATTTATGCCTTCAGTATATTCTTCAGGTGGAACATAATCTTCACTTGCAGCTACCTTTTTATAGAATTTACAAGCAGACCTCCATATTTGTTCCAGTTCATCATCTGGAAGTGGTGGTGAGCAAAGACTAGCTTTTTTATCGAATAATTCTCTTGCCTCATCTGTATTTCCATATCGAATTAGAATCCTACCAGCAAAATGGTTCATAGTTGAATT